AAGGGATCGCCGGCTGGTCAAATGTGTCGCCATCACTAGCGGCTATGATAGAACCATCGGCGGCAGTAATTGTATTAAAATCAGCTGTGGCTATACCAGTAATACGTGTAGATTGTCTTAATGTCAAGGCTAAATGCGGATTGTCTTTATTGTTAACAGCTAAACGGTTGACATCAGGCTCATTCTTGTATTTCGGATAGATACCATTGGGATCATAGAAGCCACCTGATTGCGATAACTCACTAGGCTTTCCAGGTAAACTACCAAGCACCAACGGCTCCTGACGAGAAGAACCATCACGGAAATAACCAAACACCCAAGAGCCTTCGACTAGACCCAACGGCGATTGACCAAGACCACTTATACCAGAAGATGTAATCGGAAGAACAACTTGCGCCCACGGTAGATCAGCTGTAGGCAATATTGTTGTATTAGACGTGTGATGTCCTAAACACCTAACTCTTACTCTGCCGGCGAACTGAGGATCCGCTCTATCTTCCACAACACCAACGAACCATAGAAAGCCGTTGTGTCCTAAAAATTTATCATTGTTCATCTTTTATTTGCCGATAGTCCTCTCGTTTTAATAAGGTCACCTTGCGCTATTTAATAGCATTTAATAATACCCTACGCAAGCTGGCGCTCATCTACTATTACTTATCTTTATTAGTTTAAGACTCGCAAGAAGGCCCTTAACTCTTAATAAAAACGGGTGTTTTACAAAGTTCCATACGGTTTCGGGTGATTGGTGGCCCTTGAAGAAGCCATCGTATTTGTTATACTCAGCGGATATATCTCTCGCTTCTGAGTAATCTTCTATGATTGTCTTAATTTGTTCTTTAATTTTCATTATATCCTCTAATTGTTTGAGATTTATTCTCTCGTCATTGTTAGTTATGTATTCTCTCATAGCCACCGCTTATAGTCGTTCCTACATGCGCTAGCAGCGATTCTAGCGAGCTTCTCGGAGTATTATACATATCCGTCTACCTCTGTCGCTGTGTATATATTTCCAGTATCGTTTTCATTGTTTGTAAATAAATCGGTGTTTTCGTCTGGATAGCCAATATTAAAACTATCTTTAATTAGTTCTAATACGAGTGTGTGTCTTTTGTTTAACGCAGATACGTGGTGTCTTGCGGCACTGATTAAGTATCGTCCTGTTAAATATACGTCTTGGTCTTTTAAATCACTTGGATTGTGTGCTGCGTACTTAGGTAATGAGAAATGGACTAAATCCCCTACGTTAATCTCTGTTGAACCAGGTATAGTGATTTCTATTTTTAAATTATGTATCGCTAGATGTTGTGATACTCGTTTTGGTATAATATCTGTGTAATCAGGAAATTCATAGTCATTGTGTACTTTACTTGTTTGTGACGCATAATAGATAGTTCCTTCGTTTTTTGTACCAAAGGTGTCGCCTTGGTCGTAATTAAAGTACGGAAGAATACCATTATCTCCTCGTTTATTACCGTTTGCGTCTTGTTCTAAATGGTTTTGTTTTTCATACTCAATATTGTAATCAAAATCAACTTCTGTAAATGTCTTATTAAACGCATCGTGTGTAATAATACGAGAGGCATACACACCATTGGCTGTGTTCGCCAGCGTGTTAAATTGTGATAGGATTCTAAAACTTTCCACTGATTGTAAATCATATATCTCTTTTCCTTTATCGCCACTAATCATTGTGTTTTTAATCTTTGGTGAATAGAATGCTTTAATGGCTCTTGGCGATCCATCTTTTCTACAAAATAGTCCTTCATAGGATTTAAATTGAAATCCCATTGCTGTTTCAAAGAAATGGAAACCTGTGTTTTCAAAGTATAAAGCCTTTGAGTCTTTTCTTAATATATCAATAAACGTCATTGGTTTCACACGTGGTGATACAAACTTATGTACACCTTTTGTTTCTTCAACTAATATGTCTTTCTTTGTCTTTAATGAGTCTTTACAAATGTCCACAATCATTTGGTCAATAGTACCACTAAACGCCTTGGTGACTCTTGTTTGATGATTTCGTATTGCTTCTAAAGAAACAAATTTAAGTGTGTAAACTTGTGAACGTGGATTTGCTGGTTGTCTATTTTTTAAACTGTAAACAAACATTGGGTGACCAGATTTAACAGAGAAGTCAAATCCTTTTGTTGTTCCTGGTGTTCTAAAGAAAAACTCTATTCTCTCAAAACCAGTGATAGGAAGTTCTTGTATGGCGTTTGTTGCATCTAATAGTGTCATATCACCAGATAAGAAGTTACCTTCTAAACTTTCGTAAATATTAAACTCTGTGATAAGATTTCTAATGTCTAAACGTTTTGGTGTTCCTGCGCCATCAAATGATCTGTAAGATATTAATATAACGTCACCAAGCTCAAATACGCCAGGTCTATCATTTTTTATCATTCTCTAATTCCTTATTAAATTATTAAATTCTTCTATAAATGTTTGTAGATAACTTGGATTTAATAACTTGATTGATCTTTTTTCATCTTGTATTCTTTGTTCATATTCTCTGTTAGAAACAGATTGTGCGCCAGGTTCTGTACTATTAACTTCTATCTTATGTGAGTAATCATCTGGTCCATTTCCTTTTTGTGGTCCACTGGATTGTGTAATTTCGTAATGATGTATAGCATCTGGATTTGTGTACTTGTCAGTAATATATGTTTCAAAGTCTTGTTCTGATAATGGCCATCCGTAATATCTATCTGTGATATTATTTGTAAGTAATATTATCCAATGATATTCACTAGAACCAAAATGTTTAAATGCTGTGTCTTCTGGTTTCTCGCCATTTGGTACGTCATATGTGTCATACAACATCGCCTCATTTAATATTTTCTCTCTGACTTTTACACGTGTCATCAAATCAGTAACTAACTTCTGATTACCGTCACCTTTAATATCGTAAAAACCTTTTTCGAATTTAGAAAAATACATTTATTAATGTCCTTCTGCGATAGTTTCTTTTGTCATTATTTCCATCTCTGTAAATGACATATCAACTTTTGTTAACACAGGTGGCGCACCTTTGTTATCACCTTTAAATGTTGTAAACACACCCTCTGGTGAGTAATCAATAGATAAATCCGTTAATGCACATCTACTAATTTTAGGTATGTACATATTGGCACCATCTCTGTACATATAAGTTATTTGAAATTGTGATGGCGCTGTTAGATAACCTTCACTATACTTCTCTGGCATCATATGAAATTTAAATAAACTTAAAATCTTTTGTACATCTTCTTTTTCTTTTTCATTCTTTGGCGCAAATTCATATGGAAAACTAAATGTTCTAAATGGTACACTTTTAAAAACAAGTTCTGCATTTGGATTGATTGATCTACCTGTCGCTTTATCTATTGTTGCACCAAATCCTGGTAATGCTATTTCAATAGCTGCTTTAGTAATTGACTCTAAAAAACTTCCACCAACACCTTTTAATCCAGCAATTATATCTTTTCCATCTAATAGACCAGCAACTAATCCAGAAATACCTGTATCAATATTTTCATAGTTAACTTTGTAATCAAACTTGTTTCCAGATGTAGGTGTATATAAGATGATACTATCAGCTAACCTAGTGTGTGTATCAAATGATGTTGCAATACCTGATTGCTGACTTCTTACAATATTATCAGATGTTTGAAATCCTTGTGCCTTTAATCTTGCTAATCTTTTACTTTGATCTAATTTTCTTTCACCAACCACACCTAAAGATTTAGGATATGCTTTTGATGCTGATCTACTTCCAGGATCAGTACCTCTACCTCCACCATAATTAGTTTTATTGTTCTCTATAATATCAAATATGATATAATGACCTTCACCTAAATTACTTGTTTCTTGTGGATAGTAAACACTGCCATATGAAAAACTATTATTAATTGGTTCCATATGTGCCACTGGACTTTTTGATAAGTCTAATGGTGATTTATTAGCCAGTTTAGCCGCAAGTTTTTTAGGTTGACCAAATCCACTTATGGCATTATTGAAACCACTAATAAGATTACTTGCAACTCTTTGTTTTATGATGTTTGAAACTTTGTTTGTAAAACTCATCTAAATATCCTTGTAATGTTAATATTTATAACGAAATGAAGAAGTCATATAAAGGTTTATATCGCCCATCTAACCCTAAAAAATATGTTGGCGACCCATCTAAAATAGTCTATCGTTCACTACTAGAGCGTAAGTTTATGTTACATTGTGACCGTAGTCCTGACATAACCAATTGGGCGAGTGAAGAATTATCCATAAGATATTATAATCCTATTGATAAAAAGTATCATTCATATTATCCAGACTTCATTGTAAAAACATCTAAAGGTAAAAAGTTTCTTATTGAAATTAAACCATCTCGTCAATGTAAACCACCAAAGACACCTAAAAAGAAAACTAGAGCATTTATGCGTGATAGTTTTGAGTATATTAAAAATCAAGCGAAATGGAAAGCAGCACAATCTTATTGTGAAGACAATAACGCAGAGTTTAAATTGATTACAGAGAAAGATTTAGGACCTTATTAAGGACTAGCGTACAACGCCATTCTATTAAATACTTCCAATTCACTATCTCTAACACCATTTAATCCACCAGAATTTGTTGTATTGTTTTGAATATTAGATTTTACTGAATTATCTACAATCGTAGCGTTATTAACATTTGATGTATCTCTAGCTGGTGTTAACATCTCTGGTTTTTTATTTGCATTAAATGGTAACTTGGATTCTGAAACAATTTTACTTTCAGGTGTTGACACAATTTTTGTTTCAGGTACACTATATGCTTCATCACTTTTCATAGCAGATAAAGCAGTTTGTTGTGTATTATCTTTTTCTTTCATAGCAGATAAAGTAGTTTGTTGTGTATTATCTTTTTCAACAGGTTCTTTTTCTAATTTTTTAATATCAACTCCTAAAAAACCTAGTTTGTCATTTAACAATTGAATTACTGAATTTATCATATCTATAAAAAAGTTCTTAATTTTTGTAAATATACCTGTAAAAAAATCACTAATCTTTTGTGGTATTTCCATAATAGCATCAGCAAAATTACTTAATTTTTCTTTTACTGTATCAATATTTTCCATTAAA